TCAAATTGGGTACAACTCAACCATCTATTACCCCTAGGGGTAATGGAATAAACTCAACCATCCATCTTATCTCATTACTTACCAATCAAAGTCTATGTAACTTTCTTTCTTGGTTGTTTCTAGGTACAGGGTGATGCCGCTGCCGATTGCGCCAATGACGATGCCCGCTATGCCTGCGTACAACATCCAAGCAGTCCTCTCAATTTCCTTGAAGCCGCTCGCGTTGATGACGGCTGGTGTGTCCGGCACGAGGCCAGGTCCCTTGATCTTCTGTTCCTGGACCCATCCGTTTGCGGTTTCGTACCTGAAGAGGTATAGGTATGCTGGGTTGTGTTGGTTGGCGTATACATACACATCGTCTTCCACGGGCGAGTCCAACATGGGGACGTTGTACGGAGTATCATCACGGGGCACTGAGGGGTTGATGTAACCCCATGCAATCCTGTTGAATGAGTGTGTAGTGATCGTGCCTCTCGGTTGCCACTGGATGACCATCTGCGACCAGACACCGTTGGTTGTATTGAGGTACACATCTCCTTTCTTTGCTCCTGCGGCCACGAGGGTTGGGTTTGAGTTGGGGTCGAGGTCTCCTTGGAAGAATACTGGGTATCGCAGCAGTTTGACGTTATCCGGTTTGATGGCCATCCTGCACTTGTCGGACACGCCTGAGTAGAATCTGGTCACTGGGTCGTCTAGGACAGAGTAGGTACCGTTCTGGCCAATCTCGATACCCTGCCAGTCGAAGGCCTTGCACGTGTCGTCGGCTTTGCACGCGTTTGAAGCGTCTACCGTGTTGGCGTAGGCCTGGGGAGGGACGCGCTCTCCTGTGGCTGCGCAGAGGGGGGTATTCTTGATGAAGGTGGAGAAGCCGACTTCTTTCATGACCTGCTTGCCTCTTACGTAGTACAGGACCAGAAGGATGATACCCGCTACCAGGATGATGGGGAAGATGAATTTGAGGATAGCTCTGCCTGCCACGACGCCTCCAATTACCGGTACACCTATGAAGACGGCCAACAGAGCGACGAGGACCCAACCGGAGAGGCCTTCTGATTTGGCGCTGGCGGTCTGGGACAGTTTGGAGGAGAGGTCTTGGAGGAGTCGGTTGTTGGATGCGGCCTGTTCTGTGCAATTCTGGAGGATGTTGTACATCTGTTGGAACACGTTGTCCTGTATGTAGACGTTCCCTGAGACGCGCTTGACGACGATGGCCTGGTGTTGGCGGCTGAAGGCCTTGCATGTTTGGCCGATGGTAGTGAGGAGGTTGATCGTGGCCTCCATGAGTAGGTTCATTGTGTTTTGGGCGTCTGAGAATTGGCCCAGGTTGAGTCCCGACGTGACGCTCTTGGCCTCTTGGGCCAGTTCCTGCATGATGGATTGTTGGGCCTCTTCTGTTGAGAGGGCGTCCAGGAGTGCGTGCATGTTAACGTTGGCGCGTTGGGTGAACGTGTTGCCCGATATGTGCACGTCTCCGTGGACGTTGCGGACGCTGACTACCTGGGCCATGTCCTGTGAGAGTTGGGTATTTTGGATGATGTTTGAAGACACCTTGGCCACGGCCTTGGTGACCGCGTTTGATACGTTTTTGGATACTGAAGCTCCCATTTTATCAGGGTTAGATTATGTGTGAATACACAGTGGAATCAGAATGGTCGCACATAGTTCATAGTTCATGAATCATAAGAAAATTAGACGAATTGCCATTCATTGGCTGCGAGGCTGTATTGGAGTTGTTGGCCGTCTGCGGGGGTTCCTGCTTGGATGGGAATCCCTGCAATGCTGGCAGCGCCGTACTCCCATTGGTTATTGGTGGCGTTGTATACAAGTAACTGGCCCGAGGTTGGTGCTCCTGACGCAATCTGGATACCGGAGATCATGTAGGCGTTGCCGTTCTCGAAGCGCTTCTCAATCTCAATATTAGGATCACTAGACATTTTTAGTAATTTGAGATAAAATTTTGAAAATTAGGGTTAACTAACAAACAACAACTATAAACATGATCAAGGAAGTAAAAGGAGATATAACTGAAGTTAACCCATATATGACTATCGTTGCGCTAGCGCAACGATAGTCATGACTGGGCCCGACCCATATATGACTAGAAAGCAGATCGCTAGCGATCTGCTTTCTAGTCATATATGGGTTAAATGTGACTACATATGTCATCAAACAAACTGTATCGGATGTTATCCTGCTGGGTTGGCTAAAACAATAGCCTCAAAACTACGTGTGTGTCCATACGCGTACCGAACCCCCCTCAAGGGTCGCAATTTAGCTATTCCCGAACACCGCGTCCCTCTAGGTAAAATCCTGATTGAGAAATCGCCAGTGAATGATGTGAACGTTGTGTGTATGTTTGCCCAATACTCGTACGGGAAGGTCGGCTCCTCAAGCTATTACGCTAAAGATGAAACGTATACCGGCCGAGAGGCCGCATTCGCAAAGTGTCTGAGGAAAATGGATAAACGTATACCTCGGGATGCTGTTGTCGCGTTTCCTAAATTCATAGGTTGCGGTATGGGAGGGGGCTCATGGACGCGATACAAACCAATGATTGAAAAGTTTGCTATCAATAGGAATGTTTTATTGGTTGATTTTACTGGTTGAGTTAGGGAATAGTTGATGTAGATACATGGCGTCTGAAGGAGCTCTATCGTTGATTCTTTGACACCTTCGTTCACGTCTGTCCTGGTCGATGCGCTGGTCGCACACGGCGTCGAGCGCGTCCCTATCACTGACCTTCCTCGCATCCAAAACGTCTGAGATGGTCTGCAGTCGCGCGAGCACCTGCGCCACTATGTCCATAGCCATGATCTTGCATTTGCGGGCCAACTCGGCCAGCCTGTAGGCGCTATGCATCTTCCTCAAGAATGCGTCATTCTGGGAAAGCTCCTGACTGGGCATGCACATGGGTTGGGGTGTGCCGTCAAAGATAGTCAGGTTGCCATCGTCTCGCGCTGGCTGGTAGATCTTACGCTCAACGGTCTTGAGGGCGCTCGTGAGGTACGATGTGGATTGTCTCAGGTGGGCGTCGAGCTGGGAGATCCAGAACGTGTTGTCGTCCTGCCCTTTGTCAATACAGTCCCCGAATTCAAAACAGGGTGTGTTATTGACGTATACGTAGTGGAACTTCTCTCTGAGTCCACCATCGGGACAAAAACTACAGATGAATCCTGAGGTAAACTGTATCAGGATTAGCATGCAAAACGTGAGTGAGAATAACTTCATTTTTTGTAAAGAGATGTAATGCTTTAGGTCATGATGGATTTGTTGTATTGCGAAGTCATTATATTCATTACCTCGAGAGGTAATGAATCATACTAGATTTGGGACAAGAACGAGTTAATAGCGGCGCCTGCTGCTGGAGCGAGATCTGGATCGCCTGCGCCTGCGTCCGGCGAGGATCATGCGGGCGATGGCACGCTCGCTGGTGCTGTAGTTTCTGCAATGCCCAGTTCGTGGGCTTCTGTACTGATAGCTCTTGCAGCGAGACTTGGAACTGGACCTGGACCTGGACCTGCTGCGGCTACGTCTTCCTGATCGTCTTCGTGGCATTCTTTTTACCGACACAAGATAAATTTTTACGATTTGCAGCCGATCACCCCGCGTGACATTCTGCACTCCTGAGTCGCTTAGAGAATCGCTTTAGAGAATGATTTTTAGAATGAGTAGCTGCTGCCGCCGCTATTCGAGTGATAGTAGACGATACCCACGCCGATCAAACCTCCGACGACTGCGCCCACCTCTTTGTATTGCCACTGGTTACCGATGTACCAACCGGCGACGGCAAGCACGATGACAAGTACTGCATAGAGCAAGTAAGTTAGCATTTCTGAACCATCTGCCATTATGAATCTTTTGTTTACCGGAGATAATTTTTTACGATTCATATTTACCGTGCTCGCACGGCCGATCGGGCATCATCACACAAGTCGCTGCTCCGCGTATCTCATGAACGCGTCGTTGATCTCAGGCACGCGAGCTGTCCCGTCGCGGACCGCCATCGCGGCCCCGTCCGCGACGAGCTGCAACACAGCGTTGCTCACCTTTCCCAGGTTGCCGACGACGCCGAACCCCGAGTTGCACGCGTCCAGCACGTACTCCCACTGCGTCTTCGGGGGCACGATATATGAGAATGGAAGATCCATCTCTTCATCGTCCAGAGTGTCGAAGTCAAGCTGCTCTTCGCGCGGGATACTCTCCGCGTACGCGGCCGCCACCCTTCGTCGCTCCAGCTCAGACATACGCACGCTGAGGTCACCTCCGACGGCTCCCGGAACATCGTCATCGTCACTCAAGTCACCAATGTCTCCAAAGAGGTCATTTTCGTCTACGTCGCTGCGTTCGTCATCGTCTCCGTAGTCGCGTTCCTCCCCTTCGTCGTCTGAGTCGTCACCGTATCCGCCGTCGTCGCTGCCGGACTCCACGTCACTGTCGTACATCTCGATGAAGTTCTCTACGAGCTCCTCCTCGGTTGGGTTGCTGAAGAAGATATCCATATACTTGATACGTCCTGTGATGGGTTGATTCCACTTTGCAGCCCACTTCATTCCGGGTTTGTATACAACCTCCTTGAATTCGGATATATTGGGGATAGCATGTTTAGCGTCTGAAGACAGATTGAGGGTGACGTCTGCGGCGGTGATAGCGCGTCTGATGCGCCCCCGTCGCACATCGCTGTCGTTCTCTCCAAAGTAGATTGACATGTCGTCGGCTGCAAACGGAGTGGCTGTGTATACTTGTCCATCAACCTCCACAAATCCATGTTTGTACTTGTTAACGCCGGTAGTTACCATTTTGCACCTCTTCTTGTACTTGGCGACAACATCACGCCAGTCAATGTCCTCAAATTTAGCGAATGGTTGATCTTTGTCCATGTATGTTTTAAGGTCGTTCCAGTAGTTGTTGATGAACACCTGATCGGTTCTGTATTGATTGTGCATAGGGGAGGCAAACAGAGCCGCGTATAGGAATGCCGCCTTTTCTCCCTCATGAGAGAGTTTGTAGTGGCGCCGCTGGCCTGTGCCGTCTACTAACACAGACCCCAGATATGGTTCTTTCTCATATTGAGCCAGGTACGGGCCCATGTGGCGTATCATCTTCCATTTGGGTACGTACGATGGTTGCGAGAAGCCGTCTACGCCGGCCAGGCGCTCGCTTAGGTTCATGAAGATGTCCTTGTCGCGTTTATCCTTGAGGATGATGCAGCTCTCGTTGGAGCTGACCTGATCTATCTCAAAGTCGACGTCTACGCGTTCGTAGAACGTCCTGAGGAAGTCCATCGCGTCTTTCCTGTTAGCATTGAAGCAAAACCGTGCCATGTTTTTAGATAGATCAGAGAAATCACAAAAAGGATATGATATATCATATCCTTCAGGAATTAGGCAACTCAGACTTTTTCATTTTAACCATTTTTTGGTTATTTAGTCCTAAAATGTCATGAAAACGTGATGAAAATTTTTTTCGCGAAAAATTTTCAACGAGAGTGGTTGTGAATTTACTTACGAATTTCTGGGTACATGAGTTTGAACCACTTCACTGTCTCCTTGATACCTTTGTCAACAGACCCCTTCAGGATTATTTCAATAAAGACACAAATCCAATAGTCTCAGTTAGGTGTTTCTGAGAGGGTTCAAACGGTTTTGTATCGGTTAATTATTTCTAAAGACGGCTTCAGGTATGATTATATGAGACAAAAATGAATTTTATCTTTAACCCATATATGACTAGAAAGCAGATCGCTAGCGATCTGCTTTCTAGTCATATATGGGTCGGGCCCAGTCATGACTATCGTTGCGCTAGCGCAACGATAGTCATGAATGGGTTAA